AACCAACTGAACTAACGGACCAGGTTCCCACCCAGTGAAATATCGTTGAGTGATGCTAGGGTGGGAGTGTGAGTAGGTGGATTGCCTTTTACCACCATGGCCTAGGGAACAATACCATTGTAAGTACCGCTTTGAGCCAACCAAATCTTTGTCCCGCTAAGGACAGGGACGCTAATCCCAGATCTGTGCATTACTCGCCCCTTGCTCCCAAAGGACTTCGTTCTGCCATACTCCAGAGCAACCGTCGTTACTCTGTTTGCTGGACTGGTAGGACTCGAACCTACGACCCAGTGATTAACAGTCACTTGTTCTGCCAACTGAACTACAGTCCATCACTATTTATTTTTTCTTTTTTACTATTTTCTTTTTTGGTGTAACCTTTTTAGGCACAACCTTTTTTGGTTTTTCTACAACAACCGCACCTACTGTTGATGTTTCTTCTTTAGGCAAAACCACAACTGGATTGTCTTTTACTATTATAGCAGGTTCCTTAATGTTTTGCAACACCCAATTCTTTGCTTCATCAACTAAATCAATAAATGGATACAGAGTTTGAACTCTAGCAATGGGGGCAATGTGCTGCGACGTGCCACAGCCTAGAACCTTATTGGAAGAAATAACTGCACCAATATAGTATATTTTTTCAGAATCAAAAACATATGCTGGTCCACCAGAATCACCATTACAAACTTCTTGTCTGCCATTTACTGGAGTGGTAGATAGGTATGACTTATATGAATCAGAAATTCCATTGCCAAGATCTTGTCCACCATAAATTTTAAATGTACCCTTTTTTGCAGTAGACGGCCTTGTTCCTAATTCTGTTAATCCAAAACCATATATAGTAATATTATTTTTATTATTAATAAATGTGTCTACATCTTCTTTATTAGCAACTATAATATTATTACTCACTGGCAGGTCTTTATCAACAACAACAATCATGATGTCATATTCTCTGCCACCCTTGAATTCTCCCTTTGGCACAAAACTTTTTAATGCGGTGACAGTATTTGGTGAATCAAATGGCTCTCCTGGATATGTATACCTAGTTTGATTTGGTATTGCTGGGCAATGCTGGGCCATAACCAACAATCTCTTTGCAATAGGGGCTGCAGAGCATCCCATATTCATATGAACTACGGAGACAAGATTTTCGTTAGATGCATCCGTGCCTTCGTAAATTGCCTGTGCTGGACCAACACCAAGAGATGTGATAAAAAAAGATAACGCTACACCTATACTAAAAGTTTTATTACGTGACAACATGGATCTCCTCCGTACTCCCATTCCTGCTCTTCTTCTTCTGTCATGTATGGATCGCCATCATGAGTGTGGCAAAATGGTTCAGTGATCCATCCTTTATCAACGCCTATGGTAAGCCAGTCACCAAAGTCTTTCATATTATCAATCATATATTAAGTATAGCGTTAAAGACTGACAATGTCAACTGGACCTTGGCAACTTGTTGAAAATTTTATTGCTGCCCCTACTGCCTTCATAACACGCTTACGAGTGTCTTTAAGTCCCTCAGTGGCATGCATAGATCCATAGGCATATTCTGACCCAGACCCCATTGCAATATAGTCATGCATATATTGATTTAATGACATGTCTGCTGCATTGTGTTCAAATATTTTTCCACGTACTGCAATTAGCAATCCAAAATCAGAATCTTTAGTTGCGTCTACCCACCAGTTTTCATAAAAAACACGAAGGGCAATAAGAAAATCTGTGTACATGAATTTCTCAAGATCATTTCCTTTTGGTGCAGGTGGTTTAAAGTTATATTTCATTCTATCTCCATCCATGGAGCCACAATAGCCAAACAAATATTCACCAGACTTCCATACCTTTGGACTGGTTAGTGATAGAATTACATTGTCTTCTGATGCCCCACGGTCACCAGCCATGTACATGCTGTCTCCGCTGCGTGCCACTACAATACAAGTCACAGGAAAACCCCTTCTAAGATTAGGTATTAAGTATACCAGAGCCTAGAAGGGGTGTCAAATATCCCCGACTATTATATTATTATACTGTTTTTGATTTTGCTCTACGCTTTTCTACGACCATATCTTCTACGGTTACTGCATTTTTATCTGTAGTAGAAAAGGCTGAGTTAATTTCATCTCTTGTAAGTTTGCCATCATCCATAAATGCACGAGCCAACTTCTCAACTACTGCTGCGACGGCTGTCAAACCTGCTACAGTGATAGCCTTTACGGTATCAATACCTGCGATTGCACCTGCACCTATTACAGCCAGACCATTAGCAGCAAATACTGCAACAATACGCATCAAAACATTCCAAACACTTTTAACGCTATTCATATTAGTCCTCCTCTCTATTTCTGATTGGATAGGTAACTACCCATGCTATAAACGTGCCAACTATCGCATACCCAACAATGGTTTTTGCACTACCATCAAGAACTACCCAAGCGATAAACATGCCCAGGAGTGTCCATAATTGATCTACCATATCTTTTAAGAACTTTACCATCTTTCATTCCTCCTTGTACCGCCTGAATTAGCACCAGTAGAAGATCCTCCACTTGGAACACCTCCGCCAGTACCTGCTGCACCAAGAGCATTAAGTGCTGCTCCTGCTGCAACGACTGTTGCCACAACCGCTTTGGTTGCTTCTTCTCTTTCTTCTGGAGACATGTCTGCTCCAATAGAACCCAAGGCTGCAATTGCTGCTCCTGGATCAGAGAATAACTCTCCTACAAATGCTGCTGGATCTGATATCAATTCAAGATTGGCAGCAACCGCTGCTGTAATAACAACAGCATTTCCATTTTCATCTGTCCTTACATCTACTGGTGTTTGTGGTGGTAAATCTGAATAAGAAATACCAGCCTCTTTAATTTCACTAGCACTTAATGCTTCTCCAGGTTGCAATGATTCAATAAGTGCCTCTACTACAATTTCTTTTTCTTCATTAGTTAATTTGCCATCAGCAAGTGCTTGTTTTATTTCTTCTTTTGGTGTAGAATTATCTGATGAATCATCGACAACTGGATCATCTTTTGGATCAGGCTGAGTTTCTTCTAGATCTGATGGAGTATCAGACTCTTGCTCTTCTTGAGCAGCCTCTTCCTGAGCCTTTGCTTCCGCTTCAGCCTTAGCCTTTTCTTCTGCAGCAAGCCTATCTGCTTCTTCCTGTGCAGCCTTTTCTGCAGCAATACGATCAGCCTCAATCTTGGCTGCTTCCTCTGCAGCAATACGTTCAGCCTCTAGTCTTTCTGCTTCTAGTCTTTCAGCCTCTAAACGCTCTGCTTCAAGCCTTTCCTGCTCTGCTTTTGCAGCAGCCTCAGCCTCTGCTTTAGCCTTTGCCTCTGCTGCCTGTCTAGCCAACTCTGCCTGTCTTGCTTGTTCTGCTGCTATAGCCTGTGCAATTGCTTCTTGCCTTGCTATTTCTGCTAATCTTGCTTCTTCTGCAATTCTTTGTCTTTCTGCTTCTTCTGCAGCAAGGGTTGTCGTTACAATATTTTGTGCTGCAGATACATTATTATTCATTGCTGTTACTGCAACTTGTACTGCAATAATTGCTGTTGTTAGGTTTTGTTCTGCTGTTGTGAGGTTTGCTTGAGCAGTTGTGAGGTTTTGTTGTGAGGTTTGTAAATCATTGTTAAGTATTTGTAAGGTTTGTTGTGCTTCTTGAAGATCTGCCTGTGCTGTTTGTAAGGCTTGAATTTGTTCTGGAGTAGCACTTGATGTTGAAAATTCTGATCCTGGAATTATTTGCCAGCCAGATCCTGTATTGTTATATAGCCAAACATTTGCCCCACCGCCATTTTCATAAAACCATAAATCAAGTTTTTTGCCAACGCCATCTGTTGTTTGTACGGTCACGGTAGATCCACCACCGCCTTTGTCATACCAATCATTAATAACCAAGACATCATCCAAATATAGTCTTACACCATCATCACCTGGAGCATATAAATACTGAGTTCCTGTATATGTGGGAGTCCAAATACCCTGCCATCTTACCTGAAAATCTTCTGGGTAGGCTCCTGCTGGACCTCCGCCACCCCAGTTTTCATTAATTCCATTAGTATCAGTAGTGACTGACACGATTGTGCCAACCCCCATTGGAGGGGCATTATTATATCCTACATTTTGATAAACTGTTTGGGTTAATCCAGGATTGGTATTTGCCTCAACAATTGCTGTTGCAGAGTCTACAGTTTCTGTTTTAACTTCTACGACTACTGTTTGCGATTCTACTGCCTGCTGAGAAGTGTTTACTATTTCCTGAGATTGGCTAACCTGTACCGTTGCAGATTCAACTTGAGTCACAGCGACAGTGGCACTATCTACCGCTGCCTTAGCCTGATCTATAGAGTCCTGTGCCTGTGCGATAGTGGCTGTAATGGTCTCTGTGGGCTGTGTAATTGATTGTGACTGAATAATTACTTGTGCAGTAGTAGTTTCTGCCTGAGATATTGCAGTTTGTGCTGTAGATATAATTACAGTATTGGATTCAGAATTTGTAACAGATGTATCTGGTGGAGATACTTGTACAGTAATTTCTTCTGCGTTAGCCTTTTCGGAAGGAGAAAAGAGTAGCCAAAGGCCAAGTAGCAGACCTATTAAAGTGGTTTTTAATGTTAATCGTATAATTTCCCTTCTCCTAAGCAAACCGAAGTTTGCATGTCTATTATATCAAATTATTATATAAAAAGAAAAGGGAGCCAGTTTCCTGACTCCCCAATCTATTAAGTATTAATTACTTAAGTGTGGCAACCTTTGCCTTTGGATTCTTCTTGTTCCACTTTGCAGCAAGAGCATTAAATGCCTTCTTAATGTCTGCAATTGCTTTGTCAGAAGCGATCTTTGCATTGACTGCATCAGCCTTCAACTTAGCGATTTCAGCATTGGCAGTTGCTAGTGCAGCATCAGAAAGAGCCTTTGCATCAGCAAGTGCCTTTGCGTTTGCAGCACGCTCTGCAGCAAGTTGTGCAGTTAGAGATGCAACCTCTGAGTTCTTGGCAGCAAGTTCTGCAGCAAGATCACGGACTGTTGCAGTCTTAACAACTACGCCAAGTGGTGCAGCAAGACCAGTTACTGCAGTTGCTACAGTTGCAGTTGCAACAATTGTCACAGTTCCAGATGCTGGAAGAGTAACGTCCTGTGTCTTTGTACCCAATGTAGCAGTTGCTGTATCAGTTGTTAGTGAGTATGTAGTAGATGCAGATGGAGTAATGTACTGAAGGCTAACTGCAGCACCACCCTTAGCATTACCAAATACGTCATAACCAAGCACCTTGATGGTTGCTACAGTACCCGCTGCGCCTGATGCAGGAGCATCGACGGCAATGGTATTAAGAGCACCAGCAGTACCAGCAAAGTAGTAAACAGTTGTGTTACCTGCAACAGTTACAGAAACTGACCCTGTAGCGGTTGTTGTAGTAAATACAAAAAGATCTGCTGTAGTACCAGTACCAGTGTTAACTGAAACTGATGCTGATCCTGCGTTTGCAGTGACTGGAGCAGATACTGTAGAAAGAGCGGTTACAATCTTTCCGTTTGTGACAGATGCAGAAACAACTGTTCCTGTGTCAAGTCCCGTAAGGGCAATCTTAAGAGCATCAGCAGAATCTACAGAGTTGTCTGCAGGAACTGGAAGTGCAATTGCAGTTGCTGCTGATGTACCAGCAGTTGCAGGTGCCGAACCACCAACGGTTAGCGTTGTGGATACTGCAGCACTTGCAGGTGTTGCAACAAGTGAACCCAAGGTAATGGCTGCAACCAAACCTAGAGCGATTTTCTTAAATGAATTCATTCATTCCTCATTTCGTTATAGTAAATTGAACCTATCCAAATAATCTTTTACTTCTTTTGGCATAGGTTTATATTGTATCACATTGGCCTTTTCCTTGTCAAATTCAGACTGCTTTGGTCTGTCTCTGAAGGTATGGACCTCAACTTCAAGGTTCTGATCCTTTGGGGTATGTGATATAGCCCCGAACACTGCACCACACACAGCGTCAGCCAAGTCCTTAGACTTCTTACGTGGGTGGTCAACTCTCTTACCATTATCTGTTATTTTGAGTTCTGTTAATTCCTCAAATAATAATTCGATAGACGGGATAACTAGTCTTTCTTCATATACTAACATGGCCATGTCTTCGTAGTGTTTCTTTGCAACTGATACCGTTTCGGTTCTCATACCAACTGCCTGCAACTCATTTTGAATATCAAATGATTGCCAACGGTCAAACGAAACCATGCCAATGTTAAAACCCTGGCGACGAAGATTTTGAATCCATTGCTTTACTTCTGAAAGGTTAACTGGACCTTCTTTACGTGGCTCCCACCAAGCAACAGCATCTACAATAACCATTGGTGCCACCTGTTGGTAATCTTTGACTACTTGAACACTAACCCACTTGTCTACGTGAGCAATTGCCACAGCACACTTGTCGTGTTTCTGTGCAAGGTCAGCATGGACATAATAAATTTTGTCTGGATCTGGTTTAAATGATTCATCAAATCGTTTTGACTCATCAATAGGGTTTCTGATAGACATGCAGTTTCTTACCTTTTCTTGCTGCTTAAAGAAAGCATCACTAGAAAATGTAGGCACACATGCAAAACGTTGCATAGCATCTGCTATATCTGTCAAGAAAGCAATTTTAAAATCATCAATCTTTCTGGTTGGGTTTACTTCCCATGTTGGTCTTTTTAGTGCAAATACACCTGGATACTTGTATGAAATGATATTGTCTTCGTCCCACTCAATTTCAAACACGTTATCTTTGTCATCTTCTGGCAATAGTGGGTTAATCACAAACTTATGTGACTTTGAAACTACTTCTTTTTCTACTACGACATCATCATATCTTTTAGAAATAAAGTCGCCCTGATAACGTGGGAATGATAGCAGTGCTACCTTACCTAAGTCTGGGAAACGAGAGTCTACTGATGCACGAAATGCTTTATAGATATTGTCAGCAGTCTTTCCCTGATCATTACCCGTTCCAATTTCTGTAGCAAAACCAGAGATCTCGTCAAGAACAGCCAAGATAAGGTTTAGACCCTCATGTGACTCACGCTCTGAGTGGCCAGAGTAAACTGTAATAGACTTATCAAACTCAATAGACTCTGCCTTAGCATTATATTTTCCAGCAAACCATGGTGATTTTTCAATCTTAGTTTTAAATCCCTTAAAGAAAACGTTCTTTGCCTGTTGTGCGTTAATAGCAACGTTAATGATGTCAATAGCATCGCCTGATGGCTTTCCAAAGTATCTTGCTGGATCTTTTAAGCATAGAAGTTTATATACAATATATGCACATGCTACTGTAGATGTGAAGTCTTTTCCAGATCCCTTGCCAAGTTGCAGAATGATTTCATTTTTAGTATATTTATTAAAATATCTAGTTCCTTCAGTTTCACCAAGCAACTCAATTAAGTCTTCTTTACGATAGATTTGACTCATTGCCTCAACAATGTCATATTGTATTTGAGACAATGGTGGCTGGTTTAGAAAATCTTCGCCCTCAACAAACGTCTTAACATCTACTGGTTGTTCAGCAAAGTTATCATTTTTGAGTGCTTCTAAAAACTCATCAAACATTGTGAACTACCGTAACAACCTCTGTTTGTTTTGCTATTAGAGAAAGTCTTCTCATGATTTCATCACGTACCTCTGGGTATTCAGATGCAATATCTTTCAAGACCCCCATTAGAACTTCCTGCTTGCGTTCAATCTCTAGCATTTCTTCTGCAAGTTCTTTATTCTCTAGCAAACCTGCCTTCTGCAACATATCGATACGCTTGGACTCAATGTCCATTACCAATTTAATTGCAGCAGTCTTAGCACCTAAATTGCTATTTAGTGTAGCCTCATCAATAACTTCATACGATTTAGCAATAAGTTTATTGTAGTGTGCATCTGCTGAAGCCAGTGCCTCTTTTGCCCTGGCACGAATAGCGTCATTAGCAGATGCCATAACCTTCCACTCATTAATTAACTCAACAACACGAGTGCGTGGAATGGCTAAATCTTTAGAAATTTTAGTTGGATCATTACCCTTTAGGTAGTGCTCAACAACACGATTGACTTCGTCTAAATGTTCAACAATGTCATCCTCTGCTGACACGCTTCCTCCTCTTCGGGATCCTCTTGATCCTGTCTATAGCAAAAGAGCGGTATCTTGATACCAAACCCTTTTCAAGTTCAAAGCAGTCTACCCACATACTACCTGTCCTTGGGTCAGTGACAATGGCATCAAACTTAAACTTAACACCATGCTCACCTTCTATCTTAATTATATCACCACGGACAATTGTAAACTGCCCAAGTTGAAATTCATACTCTCTAGTAAACGGACTAACAGAAACAGAACTGTTAGTTTTGCGCTTCCCCATGCTTCTCCCTAAGCCTTGCCACCTTCATTAGCATAAGATATCCAATAAGATCATCTAGATCATTATCTCCAACATACTCATGCCCTCTTGCTACCCGTGACAACTTGTCATCTACACGGACAGCCAACTGCTCTTTAGTATTAGAGCGTGAAAAAATACGAACTGGGTTTAATGCTGAATCACCATATGATTCATTTTTAGCAATAAGCATTGCCTTAATTTCATCACAAACCCAACGAATCTGCTCTTGCGTTGCTTCACTCATAGTTCTCCTCTTTTGTTCAAGTCTATCATAAGTACCTGCTATTGTCAAGATTGTCTGCAATAAACTCATCCAGTGATTTCATCCACTGCACATATCCCTGGGTATTCCAGTTTTGATGTGCCACCAGATGTTTAATACTACCACCCTCATGGAAGTATGTCCAATCTCTATAGCAGTAAAGTCCCTGCTGCTCTAGATCATCCAGAATAGGATGTGGCCATTTCATTTTGGTAGGGATAATATCTCCTAGTCCAAAATATTGCTTGATGCTTTCTGTCCAAAAATAATTACCAGTTGTTTTATGAACAAAATTGTAATCCGCATAGTCTACATTTTTTAATTTATTAAATAGATCTTTTACCACATGTGACATTATTTTACTACCTGGGGCACCCGCAAATGCATACTGGGCAAACTTAGACATATCATCATCTAGGCACAACACTAGATCAAAATCACTCTTCATCCACGTACTAATTGGCTGAGTACATTCTGTATCGAGATCTGCGTAAACGCCACCATAGACATAGATGACTAGGTATCTCCAAATATCTCCACGCATCACTCCAAGTGGACAGTTATCAAATAGTTCTAGCCACTCATTGCCAAGTTCGTGCTCAATAAATAAACGGCAGTCTTCATCGCTCATATACATATATTTATATTCTGGATTTAAATCCTGCCATGTTTGTGCAGCATCCTTTGCATACTGTGGCAATTTATCAAACGGGTCTTTGTAGGTTTGCCAAATAATTTTGGGGATCATCGTTTTGACTTACGTAGTCCAAATTTAGCAAGATAGACGTAGATTGTTTCTGCACTAGTGCCACACTCTTTTGCTATATCTTGAGGTGTTTTCTTATCTACTAAAAATCTTTTTCTTAGCCAAGCCTCATTAGTATAAAGTTTATTAGCCATTATTTTGATTCTCCTATTGCCTTCTCCCAATTATTTAAAGACCAGTGCCCAATACCACACGCATCTGCAACATCATTGTCAGCAATTTTTCTATCATAAATAACATCAATCAAACGCATAGTTCTTTCTTTTCTTAGGTTACGCTCATATGACTTATACCATGATACTGATTTGCCAGGATTCTTCGCACGTATTGCAAGTTGCTCATCCTTTGTAAGTTTCTTATTGCCAAGATAATTTTGCCATGTAATAGGAGATACCTTACCAATTATCTTGGTTCCAGACTGACCAGCAGAACCAAGTATTGCACCCTGAACTAATGCAAGATCTGCAGCAGTCTTAGGGCTATTCATAAAAACTGTATGCTCAATGATAATAGCCTCAAAACCACCATAGTAATCAAAGAAGGCCTTTACCTTCTTACCAGCATCCATGACTTTTTCGTAAACATCTGAACCCTCAAATGTTATTTTGCCAGTCATGCCTAGAGTTTTATTTTGCATATCAAAGATGGCAAATGCAAGGCTATTAGTACTAGCATCAATAGCGCATATTGTATTAGGCCTACTCTTTTCCACTTGACATCCTTTTAATATCTTTTAAGGCTTTGCTTACATCAGAAGGATTAACGTTGCACAAACCACATAGGGGATCATCATTATATATAGATAACTTTTGATCACACTGCTTGCAGCGTCTATCTTTACCCTTGCGTTTCTGTCTTTTAGTTTGAGCATACCGTGCTGCTATTTTTTCTTTAGTAGCACTATGCCTACACTCTTCCGAGCAATAGATTTGATAAGAGACTTGTGTCTGAAATAGTGTATCGCACCAATTACAATGCTTCATCTTCTAGCAACTCCAGAGGTTTTATTTTAATTACCCCCGTCTCTGCTTCAGCACATGCTTTTTGAATTGGGCAAACCTTACAAATCTTAGAATTAGATCTGTATGTTTTTTCAGGCATAGTTCTATCTTCCCATGCCTTCCTTACTGCCCTCATCCAGTCAAACGCCTGGTCTACCCACCTGCGATAATGATCATTTACTACGACAGGAATTGTTAGTAATTCATGATTGTTTTTGTTTTCATAAATTAGCACACCCTTGTCCATCTTTTTTATTTTCATATACATAAGAAGTTGCATGAGGTGACCTGTTTTAGGTTTTCGACTTGCCTTCTTATACTCAAAGCCCTCGTTAGGCATTGTCTTGATTTCACCAAGTATCTTTGTGCCATTGTAATTTAACATTACATCGCCATAACCAGAAATTGGTGGATCTTGATATGAAATTTTAAACTCCATTGCTGGATGAACTTGCTTCTTATATTTATTTGGCTCTGCGTCAAACTCCATGTCTTCATCCAGAATACCCGCTGCCATAATAGCATCTTGAATTCTATCGTGTGACAAAGTTCCGCTAGTTCTATTAGCAACGCCATAGGCATCAGCATTATCAAACCAGTTAGCACCATCAAATGCTAAATACCAGAATCTTGCACATTCTCCTGCACCATAAGTAAGTGTTGAAGGGCTAAATGCAGATTTTTTAGAAAATCTTGGCTTTAAGTTTACGGTATATCCAGATTGAATCTTTTCAATAAGTCCGTCAACATAGTCTGTATTAACCTGTGACTGTGGCTTATCTTGTCTAACCATAACTTGCTTTAATAAATTTTTTGCCATAATACCATTAGCGAGTAATATACTTTAATGCAGCAACCAAATTATTGATTGATTCTGCAGCGGTAAAGTAAATATTCTTTTTCGCTCTATCTCCCTTGTCTACGTTGGCCATCCATGTTGCCTTAAAAGACATCTTGGCAGCGATTGCTTGTAATCTAACTATCTCTACAGTTGCCACATTCAAAGGAATGTCTGGCTTTACAATAAGTTTAGCAATAAATGTAAGTGCTGTAGTTAACTCTTCATCCTGCATAAAATCAGCGATCTCTGCAAGACCATTTACCATATCTATTGTCGTTGAATTATTTTCCATGATCAGCCTATCTTAATTTCATCTCTTGAAATACCAATTTTATCAAGCCATTCTTTTTCACGGGCCTGCATCATATCTTTCCATTCTTGAGAAATAGGCTCATCTTTTTGTAAGTGACAGAAGAACATGTCTAGATATTCTCCATCCTTAAGAGTTTTCTCTTCTCTCCAATGTATCTGATCAGTACCAGAAAAAATTAAGCCCTGGTTATCATTAAGAGTAAACGACTTACCCTCAACGACAAGTGGCCACTCAGTATTAGCCTTAATCTGAACATCTAGAGTTAACTTGTGTGATGCAAACATATCGTCAAAGTGTGGGTAGAGTTTTGGTAAATATCCGTATTCATTGGAATATCTAGCAAACTGAAACTCATTCAAATACCAATCTGACCCAAACCTATCCTGTACAAGTTTCTCTAAATGAAGTCTAAGATCTTCATTAAAAGTTGCAAGCCAAGCCCTGTGGCCCAGCCTTGTCTGAACAACTCCCCTATCTTCTGGGGTGTTCTTAATAACATCATAAATATAATTTATTTGCTCTTGTGAGAAAATATTATCTATAATAATGTTTTCTATTTTTTGTATATTTTCCATAATTATATTATACACCATCTACCAATTGCTCTAGAATTTCTAACTCAATAACTGCTAGACGAACTTTACGACCTGACTCACCAAGAACAATAAAGATAGCGGGATCTGCATTATTACGGATTGCATCAGTAGTTGCCTTTGCCCAAACATCAGCGTTGATTGTAAACGACTTACCAACTTCCTTAAAGTCAACTGTAAAATTATGCCAAGTTGCATCACCCTTTTTAGTATTTCTACCAGAGTTCTTGTGTTGCTTGGCATTAATGCGCTTGCTCTCACCCCTCTCGCTCATAGTCTTCCTTTGTTTTCTTTTTGTATAGAATTGCTGTATTTAAATGCTTGGACCTACACATCCATGATACTTCTGTAGTATCTGAATAAAATCTCATAGTTCCTACAATTTCCCCGCAAGTTTTGCAAGGAAATTTTCCTTCTACGATTCTGTATTTACTCACTTAACTGCGCCTTTAGTTTATCCTGTAGATCTAGATCTTCTCGTACTCGTGAAATGAATCCCTCACGGCCCTGGACTTTAGTGCCGTCTTCTAACTGGTACCATGCCCCTGTGCGTGTTACTAGGCCCATAGATTCAGCAGTGTCAACAAGATCACCGATAGAATCAACGCCCACATTATCGCCTCTAAAATAGAAATCATACTCCCCAGACTGAAAAGCAGGAGAAGTTTTGGAAAACTGTAGTTCCCATCTAACCTTGCGACCAACCTTCTCTTCAATGATCTTGTCACCAACATGAATCTTCCCCTTTAACGCTTGATTATCTGATTCAGATGAAAAAAGTTTAATAACTGTAGACGAATAAAACTTAGTAGCCTGACCACCAGTAGGCTGCTGAGAAGTATACATAGCACTAATGTTATTGCGAGACTGAGAAATAAGAACAAGAAGGGTAGGCTTAACCTTATTATTAGCATAGTTAAGCATCTTCCAAGCGTTGCTAAAGTCTCTTGACTCCGCACCAATCTGCTTTGTGTTTTCAAGTTGTTTGAGTTCATCAGAATCCTTCTCAAAATATATGGCAGGAAGCAATGAAGTAATAGAATCAACCACAATAAGATCAACGCCAGCCTCAATTAACTGCACCCCAACATCAACCATCTCATTGATAGTGCGTGCCTGAGATACAATAAGTTTAGAAGTATCTACCCCCAAACGCTCTGCCCAAGTTTTATCATAAGACATCTCAGCATCAATCCATGCACAAATCTTACCCTCTTGCTGAGCAAGTGCAATCATTTGTAGACATAGTGATGACTTAGCACTTGACTTGCTACCCCAAATCAATACCTGGCGACCATATGGAAGTCCCCCACCTAATGCACGATTTAAACCAAAACTAGGTGTTGGTGCAAACTGTGTTGCTGGTACAGCATCGCCTACCAGAATATTCTTACGTAGTTTGGGATTAAGTTGTGCTAATACATCTTCTACTGTTACTGTCATTATTCCTTTTCCTCTATTAGACCCTTCAATTTATCAATTCTAAATCCAGACCAAGTATCTGTTTTGGTTACAACAATTGGAGCAGATTTAAAGCCCATGTCAATAAACTTCTTCAAAGACTCTTGATCTTCTGTAAAACTAACAACGTTATAGGGGATGTTTTCTTTATCCAAAAACTTCTTTGTCTGTTCACACTGAGTGCAGTTTGGATTTGTATATACGGTAACTACACGCTTGTGAGTACCATCACAATTCTTTTCGGCATTACTAGTGTGACCACATACGCATTGCTTAGCCATTAAAATCTAACCCCGTGCTTTTCTGGACGTGTCTTGTTAAACTTAGTCTTTTCATCCATTGCCCAGTCAAGAGATAACTTTGTATAGCCGTGCTTAACCATACCTGCGTAAAGATCTAGAGTTCTAATGATAATATCTGCAAACTCTTTAGTGATTTCTTCTTCGCCCTTGTCTTTGCGAACAGCCTCCATCACCTCTGTGACCTCTGACACAATCATCATGCACTGTTTAGCCACAAAGATATCATCTACCTCTTCTGGCCAAAACCCCTTATCTAGTGCTGTTGTATGTAACTCTTCTGCTAACTCATCAAACATTTATATCCTCCAATATTACTGTTCCGTCTTTTGTTTTTCCAAAAGAAAAATTGTATGCATGTCCTTCTTCAATTTTCATATATGCTTTTGCAAATGCTGTTGGGAATACCGTTACTGCATGTAGTTCACGTGATGCATCTGCTAATGTTAGAGATGCCATTTTCTTACCTGCCTTAGTTACCCTTGGTTTAAATG